AGCTGGTAATGTTAACGTTGTTGTCCCTGCTACCGCTGTAGCATTTAATATTGTTGTGCCGCTTGTTGCACCAGCATATATCATCTTTGCACTATCGAATGTTTTAGCCCCTGTTACAGTTTGGATGTCTGCCAGAACCATATCGCCAGCTCCAACAGCAGGATTGGACCATGTACCATCGCCACGCCAAAATGTTGCGCTACTGGCTGAAGTTCCGCTATTGAGGTTAGTTACAGGAAGGTCTCCCGTTACATCAGCTGATAAATCAATATTGGTTATACTATTGCCCGTTCCATTTGCATCAATGGTCGTATTAGTGAAGATTTTGGTATTGTCTTCTAAGGCAATGACTCCTGTTGCTGCTGGGAGTGTTGCTGTGGTTGTCCCTGCCGTTGCATCGGCATTTATTATAGTTGAACCACTTGTGGATCCATTGACCTTTAACGTTCCGACATCATAACTCTTTGCTGCGGTGACCGTTTGCGCACTAGCAAGGAGCATATCACCCCCACCAGGGAGATTTTGTAGTTCAATCTTTTTGCTCGTTCCTTCCGGACTTGAGGAAAGATCGCTTTTATCTACAATGTGGATAACATCTGTACCAACAGGAGATGCAAGATCGGGTAAATCTGTTACTTTTCTTTTCGTTGCCATTAGTTAAAACTCACTTCTAAAGGTATGGAAGAATTAAAAATAAATATATCACCGTTCTGTAATAAATAATCACCGCTTGCATTTTCTGCAAAAACATCAGTTTGTCTTGGCCTTGCGTTAACAATCGACATATCATCAGGTTTAACAATGAGGTGTAACTGTGGTTGCTCTGGATTCCAATCCGACGAATGAACAAGCAATCCTTTATCGACACCCTCCATCTTACGCATTTCACTAGCTTTGTACTTAAAGCCTGTAATATCATCTATTGCGTTATGATCGCCTAAAACAGCCCTACCTCTAGACCTTATACCTCTTCTCATTAAACCAACTCCTACAAACAATATTATGGAGTGTAAAATCAAATCCACGCTCTATAAATAACTTTATTGCGGATAGAGACTCCATAAAATTACAAGATAGTAATTACAGCAGTGCCAGACACCCATGTTGTCAAATTAAGCCTTACACCACGGACTCTAGCTGTGGACGCTGCGATAGTCGTAGCTGTCTTTGCATTTAAGCCCGTAACATCTGACCAAGTAGGCGTTATGGTTGAGTCCTGTAAATCATCAAGTGTGCTCTCAACTGAAAAAGTCATACTTGGCGTATCAGATAAAACCACGGCAATATTTTTATTAAAAACTTCTGTAGTCCAATCTAGCGGCAATGCAGCGGTGATAGACTCATCTGCACTACCCACCGTTACGGTCGCTGCTGTGGCGCCAGTCGGCAATACTTCTGTAATGGTTTTATAAAATAGAACACTCTGTACCGTTGCTGTGCTTCCACCAGTTAAATCTTCCGATTGGGCGTTACCATTCTCATCGGTTCCAGTAAGTGTAAACACGGTGGTTGTGGCATCACCAACAGATACGATTACTAACTGCTGAGCTGCTGCCATAGTAGCCACACCAGCAACAGCAAACGCCCCATTTATAGCAAGCGGTGTTAATGAAACTACCGCCTGTGAAGTAGTAATCCCGTCAGGGTCTATCACTGGCGTTATTGAAATAACAATAGGACGCATAATCCTGTCCTATCTTTCTTTAGAGGCTAAAATATAATCAAGGGTCATGGTCTTAGCTACAGCTACGCCATTCTGAATACCGTAAGATACAGTTAATTCCTCATCATCAGGCAAGTTGGTTGTCACTGAAGAACCAACGACAACGCCATTCACAAAGATTGAAATCTTATCAACACCATCAAAGTAAAAGCCAAGCTTAATATCGGTGGCATCAACGGCAGTAGTAACCGCTAAAGCTGTGGTGGCTGTGCTGTCTTTAACAACAACAAAGTCTATATTTGCGTCACCATCATCCTTTCTAAAGAAAACACCATCTGATACGGCGATAGGTGTGGTATCAGTGATTTGTAAGCCCATAACAAAATCAGATTGAGTGGCATCTGAAACTTGAAATAAAGACTCAAACCATAATTTCTTACCAGTTTCAAATAGAAAGCCTTCGCCTACTTTTTGACTGAATGATGCGTCATCATCAGATGCAGCATTAGTAATTAGGAGTCTTCCGCCGTCTACGTTTGTTAATGCTTGGGTTGCTACGCCCGTTTCTGTTACTACCCATTCTCCAGCTAAATATGTATCGAAATCATTAAAATAAGTATGCGCTGTAGTTGGCGCGGGAAGGATGAATTGGCCAAGCGTGTCTGTTTGTGCAACTGTAGTAAATCCATTAGGTGAGCGTGTTACTGCCATGATAAATTCCTTTTAACGTTAAATATATAATTTAACGCCCTCCAGAGATGGGGAAGGGCGTTAAAAGGACAACTCGATTATGCTCCAGCGGTTCCGTATAGACCCCGCCAATCAGTCCAACCAAAAGCATATCTTTCGACAGCTTTAAAGCGCATATTAGAAGTATCAAAATCATTATCTTGCTGAAAATCAACAGCTTTACGCGTCCAATATTTCATACCGTCTGGACTATTGGTTTTGACAAACCAAGCAGTATCAGATGTCAGGTAATGATTAACAGAATAACCTTGACGCAAAACGCTAATATTGCGCATCGCGTTAATGTCATTGTTATTCGTGCCTGATTGAAGTACTGACTTAGTTATACGATCTGCTGTATAAATAAGTTTTGGTGGAACAATTAACCGCTCAGCCTGTAGAGCAATTCTCAACCCTCTAGGGTCTGTGGCTTCTGAAATCTGAATGGTTATATCTTCCAGTGAGGCCTCAGTTAATGGTGCGGGAACTACCAACTCATTAGATGCTGTTGTTGCATCACTTGGACCATTGACATGCAGTTGCGACAAAAGCTCAACCCCATCACCACCAGTCATCAAGAATGCAGAGTTAGTCGCTCTATTATAAACATTAGCGGCATTTACTTCTTTTGTTTGTTGCATAGAGAAAGCCAACGCTAATGCCCGCTTATTGAATAAATCGTAACGGTTATCATCCATATTTTCTTCAGTTACAATAAATCCCTTCGCAAAAGTAAGCATAGGGTATTTAGGAGTAAAGCCCTCTTGCTGAGAGTCATAATTTACGCCTGCGCCTTCTTCTTTTAGAGTAGCAAGGCCAAAACCCTCATGCTGAACATCAAGCTCGAATGCTTTATCGCTTTGCTCTTCATTAAACAAATCGTTCCACTCAGTAGGATGTTTGTCGTAGGCTTGGCCAAATACATTAGCAACACCATCTTGTAATAGTCGGGCATTGTCGCCCGTTGTAATAACACCACCAGCCATGACCTATACTCCTGTCGTAGATTTAATTGTTGACTCATTGATACGAACAAAAACCGTACCATTAGCGCCGATTTCAGCGTCTTTTAAGCCTACGAGACGAAGAACGTCTGTGCCTGTAATAAAAGCTGAGGCATCAAGAGCCATATTAGATTGAGCTAAGCCACCGCTTAATGTCGCTGCTGTGATAACTATATCCGCATTAGTACCGACATCAGCTAGGGCTACTGAGCCGCCGCTTAATGTAGTTTCATAAAGGGTATTAGGATCAACTGCAACTTTAACCGTGCCACCTGTGGACGCGGGCAAGCCTGCTTGCTCTAAGTTTGAAAAGTTTGGCGCGATAGAAATGATAGCACCTGTAACATTAGCGCCTGCTGTTGCTGCGTCTACTTCGGCAATGCCTGTAGTTGCATCAGCGATACCGGTTTCTTTTACTAAGTCACCGACAGCTAATAGGGATGCATGAGCAGCAGCCACACCAAAAGTTTGAACCTTTCCTGTGTAACTATTGCCGGAAATATCTTGAACTGGACGAAAACCAGGCATAATTATTCTCCTAAACTGAAATTAAATAAATTTATTTATTTTCAAATCAGCTTTAGAGTTAGCCTCGTATTCCGGTTTGGGACTAAGTCGCTGTTACGATTTAGCCGCTCAAATCAATTTAAGAACACCAATTTTTAATAGATACTCTTAAACAAATCTGCTTTGCTTGAGGTTATTTTAACCTTACAAGCTAGGGTGCGCTATCGACTAAAAGGAAGTTTTTCAACCTTGATTAATCGGACATCACCCTAATATAGTAAACACATTAATGTGTCTCTGTCAATTAAATATTTTTGCTTACAACTGCATCGTGCCCTTTAGGGACATATTCATTTGCCGCTAATCGAGCCTTATCCTTTACTGTATCAAGACACACCTTTTGCTCTACTGCGTAATCTTCATCGTGCCAATCCTTGCGAGTCTTCATAAGTAATAATGGTTCGCCGCCCCCAGAATCTCTTTCCTCTCTATCTCCCGAAGTGCTTAATGCAAGATCATAGCCCGCATCTTCGTATCGCTTTATATTTCCTTTCCCGTCATCAAGAACCCAGCAATAATACATATCGCCTTCTTTCTCTACAGATGCTGGGAATCCTAATTTTATCTGTGCCTTTAGGGGTATTCTTTTTCTTTCTGTAAAGTTTTGCGATACCTGTTCAAATCTCTCTATTTTATGTGCATCTTTTCTGGCTGGTGGACGGCCTCTTTTTGGTTGTGTCATGATGATTTCCTTTCTTCTCTTACTTTTTTTACACTGGCAAGAAATGATTTTTCATTGCCACTATGAATAGTTTTGCCGAACTCTCTCCATGCATTCTTTTCGCCTTCGCTAAGTTCAGACATTGTTAACTCCCTATTTTTTGCGGGCGGTCTACTACCCCCTGACTCAAGCGAAGATGGGGACATTCTATTAGGATTTATTTTCTTTCCTACCGCCATAATTTTAAGCTCATCATCAAGTATAGCTAAATTCTCTTTTGTGGTTTTATATGGATTGTGGGCTCTTATTCTATCGAATAAGTCGCTTGCATCCTCTGATTTTTTTGATGCATCCCGCATCCAAGGATTTGACAATAACCACTCTTGAATGTCGTCGTCTAAAACAGTTGCTTCAGATGGTTGATTTGTATTTGAAGCTTTATGTTGTTGTTCGGTTAGTTCGTCAATCTGCTTTTGTTTTTTCTTGTATGCATCTATATCGCCCTCCTCTACAGCCTCATCTCTTTTTTCTTCCAACTGTTTTTTTAAGCTATCAATCTGATTATTGTATAGCCCTTTATTGAGCTCATTGTTTTCATTTATTCTTTTATCAAAGTCATTCTTTTGTTGCTCAATCTTCTTCGTGAGCTTCTGATAGCGCATAAATGCTGATGCTGATGACCAATTATCTGGGTCTCCGTTGAACTCTTCTTTTGGCCTCCATCCCATGTCGTATGCTTCTTGCTGGGTGGGAGTAAGTTTATCTGCGCTGTCGCCTTGATTAATTTCACTCTCATTAGAAACGTCAGCATCTGTATTAATATTCCCCGCGTCCTTACCTTCAGCATCCGGCTTGCCGTCATTATTTGCGGCAGATGATTTTAAAAATTCCTCTTCATTCATTCCATTCATTCTTTGTCCTCGTTATATTTCATTCTACCTAGGATATTTTCTAAGGCATGTTTTATAAGATTCCTTGTATTACTACTTGATATTGATTCTGGGTTTTCGTTAATGTATAAAATAAGACTCTCTATTGTTTCCTCGTTTGCAGCAGGAGATTTTCCGTCGATCAACACCTCTAGTTGTTTATTAAAATCACGCTCACTAATAATAGCCATTATTTATTGTCAGTGATAACAGAGATAACATCCTCATCATCAATGTATCGGTAGTCATCACAGTATTCGTCTGGTCTAGGTCTCTTGCCATCAAAGCGCCTAAACTCTACCGTGTCACCAATCTTAACCCCCCAATCCTTTGGGCCCTTTAAATCTAAACACGCTTTGTATCCACGATATGCCAATGGCCCCATGGAGATGATTACGCCCAAATCTCTGGCGTCTTGCTCTCTTTTTTTGGAGACGTTGGACTCTATAATAATACCGCCAGAGGATTTTTCTTCAACAGGAAGGATTTTGACTAGAACCTTGGTTCCGCAAGGAGTTATTGTTTGCTTTAGGTTGTCGCAAGGCCCTTCAATTTCTATCGGCCAGTCTAGTTTCATTCTGATTATAGACTCCTGCCAATCCGTTATAGACGCAGCACGCTCAATAATGACTGACTGTTTTAATGAGGGCTCTTCTTTGACCATTCTCTTAATCAAATCAATCACATCATCAATATCTCGATAGGAATCACTCATTTCTATTCGCCCTCTCTATTTTCAGCGGACTTAGTCTTAACGCAATCAGTTTCAAAACTAAGGTTTCCGAAAGCAGCCATGAATGCTTTTGCGCCATCATGCACGCCTTTCGCATATGCACATCTTAAACCATAGGTTGATGCATCAATAGTGAGGTCGATATATTCATTTTCCTGTCCAACCAAGATAGCGGCATCAACTCTGTTAATTATCTCTATTGTTACCGGATTATTGCGCCAAACCCTTAGTGTTTCTTCCGTTAAAATTTCCATCATTTTTCATCACCACTCATAAAAAATGCCTGTTGCAGTCCTTCTGTTATTTTATCAATCCTAGCTGAAAGCCTATGTATTGTTTGAGGGAGAGAATTAAGTGCGCCCACTATTCCAGAGTTATCTCGGTTCTCCGGAATAGGAAATTCACCAGATTGTGGCTGACTTTCCTCATTTGTTCCGTCCAACCTCAGTATTAATCTTTCTAGATTATCTATTTTATTTCCAAGATGTTTTATGCTCTCTTCTAATAATATATGTTTAGGTGTGCTAAATTCCTGCTCTCTCATTTGTTGTCCCTTGTCCTTGTTGATTTATTTTTTTATACCTATATCTTGGTCTAATTTTTTCTGCTGCATAGAGAGTACTAAAGAACGAGCACGCTTATCCATTAAATCTCTTTGCTCCTTTGACAACTCCTTTCTCACCCCATCAATTAACATGTACCCCTCTGCGTAGGTTTTCATCTTCATTGTGTGTTAGCCTGTTGTTGATTTATTTGTTGCTCTAAATTTATAGCTTGTTCGTCTAGATTTGCCGCTGTTGTGTATATATTACTTAAATTTTTAGTATCTTCGGTTTCGGCCTCCTCTAGAGTTTTTATGGTATCAGCCTCTGTGTTTGCAACATCAGCTTTAGTTTTTGCATCTTCATTGGCTTGTTTCCTCTCTTGTATATCTATGGCTTGTTGTTGAATTAAGTCCTGCTCTTCGGCTTGTTCTTGGGCCGCTTGGCTCTGCTCCGTTGCTTGCTCTTCTGTGGGCTCTGGGAATATATCATCAATATTTTGAGTGCCGATTGATTCATAGAAGCTTTTCACAATCGGCCTGATATTTCCACCTGCCGCCTGAACTAATTCAACCTGGGATAACTCCGCTTGAGCCAGTTGTAGTCTTTGTATTTTACTAGATACCTCCGGATTTGCTGTAGGGATGATATTCATATCAACTACATCAAAATCATCAATAGACGCATCCTCATCATCTGTAATTCTTTTGTATTCTTCCTCGTCGAAATGCTCAGAGTTAAGAGCATATAGAGCCTTGAATTCCTCTGTCTCAGCTCTATATATACGCATAATTATTGCACCAGATGATTGCTGCTGCTCTTGAACTAGAGCTAGTGTGGTTGTTGCTGGAGCATTGGCGCCAAGAGCGCCGGATAAATCAGCACTTGCCGATGTTTTCTCCGCTGTAGCTAACATAAATTGGTTAAGCTGGAAAAGAGTCGGTGATGGCTCTTTGAAGTTTTGGTCACGGATACCTGTATGCAAATCTTGAGCAGAAAGGTTTGTTTGCCTAAACTCTCCAGGCTTTACCTTTTGAACTCCTAATTTATCCCTAAATCCTTTTGCTAAAAATCCTGTTTGCATATTTGCGAGACTACCAGCATTTAGTAGTTGGTTGGTTGCCATGTTAATCGCGCCATTAACTCCAGACAATAAATGAAAGTAACCAACATCTAATAATCCGCCCTTTGGATCGTGTAAAAAACCATATTGAATAATCTTGAATTTCTTTGCTGGTGTTATCTTAATCACTTCGGCATCGGATAGGGAGACACCAATTTCTATCGCCTCAGAAAGAAGCATTGATTTATCACCCTTCTTTAGTAATACTCCAGACTCATCAAATCTCGGTATAATCCGAAGAACTCTACTGGTGGAATCATGGACTAAAACGGTATACGGCTCTTTATAACCATCTCCATCTAAATCAATATATGTCTGCTGCTCTAGGTAGGTAGAGATGTCATCACCTTCGGCTTGCGACTCATCCTCGCCATCAGAATCGAATAATGGCAAAGGATCATCTAGCCATATTCCACCGCGCTGACGCTCTATAGCCTCATTTTTTGAGAATGACATTATATGTGTAAATCTTTGTGCCGCTTCTAAGCTGCTTGCCTTGTTGTTTACAGAGAAGAAATCTGAAGTAATAATTTTTGAAACATTGCGCTGCTTAACACTGCTAAAATGAGGCTTCTTGAAAATACATCCAGTATAGGGCAAATCATATAGAAGTTTGTTTTGTTCTTTTGTCCATTCTGACATATCAGTCAAAAGCTGCCAATTCATATACGTTGACACTCTTTCACCTCTTTTTTTCTTCTCTCCTTCGGGGTCTTTACCGACTACTTTTGTTTTTAAAATCTCATCTCCGCGCAATAACTCAGAGCTTGCCCTATCACCAAACTTTAATGCTGCATCAATAATAACAGGAGACTTGAAGTTGGCGGCATTATCCCACGGCTCAGATTTTGGCTCTGTCTCTGTCTTGATTAGTTTAAATCCTGATTCAATTACCTTTAGCCAATCAGCCATTGAGTCTAGGTCAGAATTATGTCCTGACACCACATCCGCCCCGATTTTCATTAAGGTGTCTTCATCTACTAATTCAGCGACATTAATCTTTGCAGCTAGAATATCAGCTAGTGTGTTCTCAGACTTTCCATTATCTTCTTCGCTCATGATTTACCTTTGTTATTTATCCGAACCAAAATCTACTATGAATTCTAAACCCTAAATCATCAACATCAATTATTTCTGGTCGCTTTCTCCAGATTATTATCTTACTAGATAGGTCAATACCGGGATTTTCCTTGTCAAAATGCCTCATTAATGCATTCTTGTATTCCTTCGATGCAATATTAATACTAAAATCATTAGGATATGAAACAACTAAACTTAAATATTTACTTTCCTCACCGCACACCCATTGTCTTTTAGGTCCATCTGATTGATCGTAAGGCAATGATTCTATCATATCATCTAGAACTTTTTCGTGGTCTGTTTCTAAAACATCTTTTGTGTCCATATCTCTAATACCATGTATCTTTTTGATAACCTGAATCATAATCTTGACTATGAACGGGCTTTGTGGATGACTCTCTGAGCATCATCATCGCATATCTTGTAGCACAAAGTAAGTCATCATCTAATTTTACTACTTGTGCGCCCGAATAATGATACTGTCTGTATTCTGCAAACCACTCCTCAAGATGCATAGCTACCTTCAATCTTCCTGTCTCAAATCTTGTTCGCATTTCAGATAGTCCAGCTTCAACACCATTGGTCCCATCCTCAAACGTGGCCCTCCTTGACAACATCTCAACACCTTGACGTCGATACTGCTCTGCTAATTGCTCACCACTACCTTTATCATGCTGCAATCCATCATGTGGCCATGATACTGGCATCCAATCATCCTCTCGACCACGGATAACACCAGAAACTTGCTCGACAGTCATCTTGCTTCCGCGCCAAGCTCCGTACACATGCATTACATCATTATCTCTATCCCATGCCACCCATACTAGCGCTGTAGGATGATTCCACCCAAAATCAATCCCTGCTATTCTGGGCCAGAAACTAGGTATAGACTCAAG